CGGCAATCTGACCGGCGGCGAAGACCCGACAGTTACCGTCGCGGACTACTCCGCTGCCTTTGCTGCACTGGAGGGCTACTATTACAACACCATCGCGCTCGACATTGACGACGATGAAAACATGACGATGAGCCGCTTGCTGTACTCCTATCTCAACGAGGCTTATCCGATGGGCAAGAACGCGATTGCCGTCTACGGTCAGAAGTCTACCGTTGACTTTGCGACCCGCCTGAAGAATGCTAAGTCGTTTAACGACTATAAGGCGGTCTTTGTTGGCGGCGGCTGGAAGGTTGGCACCGAGAACAAGGACGGCGTGCTGTCGATTTGCCGCACTGCGGGCATCATCGCTGCTACACCGGCGAATCAGAGCATCACACACCTTGCCATCGACGGGGCGACCGATGTTTGCGAATCGCTGACCTACGCGCAGCGTGAAGAGGCCGTGCTTGCTGGCGCTCTTATGCCGTCGATGTCCCCCGAGGGGCTTGTCTGGTTCGATTCCGGCATCAACTCCCTCACTGTTCTTGACCAGAACGATGATGAGGGCTGGAAGAAGATTCGCCGCACCAAGACCAGATTTGAGCTGTTCGACCGCATGGACAGAATGATCGCTCCGCTTGTTGGCCGAATCACCAACGACAGCGACGGTCAGGCGAACGTCATTCAGGTTGGCCTCCGCGTCCTGAAGGCCATGGTCAATGAGCGCAAGCTCAAAGCCGGGGCGACAATGGATCTCGACCCCGACAATCCGCCTGTTGGCGACAGCGCATGGTTCATCATCGCGGTTGACGACAACGACAGCCTCGAAAAGGTTTACCTGCATTACCACTTCCGCTATGCGGCGGCGGCCTAAGAGAGGAGGTAAAAGCATATGGCGAGAATGACCCCGAGAGTTGACCCCCGCGAGATCATGTCCGGCAAAGACGGACGGCTTTTCGTAGAGTTCAACGGCGAGAACGTGCCTTTTGCTGAGGCGGTGAACTTCACCCTGACTGAGAATGTCGCTGAGGTGACTCAGCAGTTTTCCGGCGACATCCAGATGAAGCACATTCCTACCAGCGTGGACTACACCCTGACCATCACAGAGGCGCTGATCCGCGACGACATCATCCTGCTGCCGATGATGGATCACATCAAGCAGGGACTCTTCCCGTATTTCAACTTCCAGATTGTGCTGTACAAGCCCGGCGGGCAGGAGCAGCGCACCATCTGCAACAACTGCGTCCCTGCTGGTAACTTCACCATGCAGAACGTCACCCCCGGCGAAATGATTCAGCGAGAGCTCAACTTCGCGCTGAACGATCTTCCCGAAGTGATTTCTACCCTCACATCTATCTACATGTAAAGGAGAATAATCCATGACTAAAAAGGAGCGCATCGAGACAATCCCCGAGGACGTGAACATGACTGAGGAAGTCGAGGAGAGCGTCACAGGGCTTGACACCGCAAGCGACCGCAAAGAGGCCGAATATGACCTTGTGACCGGCCTCCTGACCGCGTTGGAGTACAAGACCTCTGAGAAAAACATCGTCCGTTATGAGGTGCGGGAGAAGGGAGAGGGAGACAAGCTCGGCAAGCTGCTGTTCGCTGTTCACCTCACTCCCATCAGTTATGCTGACATCCGCGCCGCCCGTAAGAAAAGCACCATCTACATGCCGAATCCGAACGGGAAAAAGCTCCCGCCTATCGAGAGAGAGCGGAATGACGTTGTTTTCAATGCCTACCTGATCTATCTGGCGACGGTTCCCGAAGATCGCCAGAAAATCTGGGGGAATCCTGCTGTTATGGCCAAGACTATGGTCAAAGAGACGTTTGAAAACATCCCGCTCCTGCTCGATGCGGGCAACATGGACAAGATGCTGAAAGTGATCTTTGAAGTCAGCGGTCTTAGCGACGACGATGAGGACATGGATTTAGAGACGTTTCGCTAAACACCTCATCAACGAGAGTGACCTAGCACTCAAACTCCACACCCTTCTTCAGAACAACAACAAGGAGCCGGGCATCGTGATGGGCCTGAGAACAGCAAACGACCCGATCCCGTACGGGGAGCGGTGCTTCATCCTCGCATCGACCGCGTTGGCGTTAGAGGAAGGGGACATCCCGGTCAAAGTCAGGAACTTTTCGAGCGGGAAAAAGTAGAATCATAAGGACGGAGGTGGGAAAGCGTGAGAACCGTTGTGCTCGAAGTTGAGGCTCGCTTTGTGGATAATATTACCAACAAAGCGAAAGAAGCGCAGCAGGAGCTGGATGGGCTCGGCAAGAAGAAGGTCAAGCCGATATTCGATGCTGAGAACAGCCGCATCCTGAAAAAGCTGAGAGAGCTGGAAGCGCGGATGTCGAAGCTGGGGCGGACGAAGACCGTCATGGTGATTCAGGCGATGGACAAGGCCACCCGAACGATCGGCAACGTCATGAACAAGGCACAGCGATTTGCCCTCAAGACCTACAGCGCCTACCTCCGCTTTAAGGATTCCGACGCTATGGCATCCCTTAAAAGTTTAGGCTCGTCCCTTAAAGGGATTGCAGGCAAAACGTGGACAGCGGCTGTAAAAGTAAAGGACTATGCCACCGCGCCGCTGCGCGGCATTAAAAATATGTTGTTCAGCCTCAAGACGCTCGCGGCGGGCATCGTCGTGGGCGCGGTAGGGCAACAGGTTGTCGCGCAGCCGGTCTCACTTGCCGACACCATCGAGAGCGCGAAAATCGGCTTTGAAAACAAGCTGGGGAGCGCAGCGGCGGCAGAATCCTTCCTTAAGGACATCTACAAGTTTGACGAAAAGTCCCCGTTCGACACCATGCAAATTGTCCAGATCACACAACAGATGATGAACATGGGCTGGACTGCGGAAAACGTGCTGGATGAGCTGTCGTTGATTGGCGACTGGGCGGCCAGCATGGGCAAGGGGACGGACGGCATCTCTGCTGTCACCCGCGCCCTTGGTCAAATGAGGATGAAGGGCAAGCTGTCTGCAGAAGAAATGCTCCAGCTCACAGAGGCCGGAGTTGACGGCTGGAACTACCTCGCGAAGTCGATGGGGACAGACGTGGCCACTATCCGCGAAATGTCCGAGGACGGCCTGATCGACGTAAACACCGCCATTCAGGGCATCTTGGCCGGTATGTCTGAATTTTCCGGCGCTGCTGCTGCTTCGGCAGACCGCACCGTCAGCGGCCTGAGAGACCAAATCAGCTCCCTCTTCAAGACCTATGTCGCCCTTCCGTGGGGCGATGGACTTGGTGAGGGGTTGAAAAAGTCGTTATCAAGAGCCCGAGACGTGATTGAAGAGAGCAAGGACGCGCTGCAGGCCCTTGGAGACACGGCAAAGGAGATCGGGCGTGAGATTTCCGGCTGGGTTGCGGAACGGTTTGAAAATGCCGTGAACCGCGTCCTCGACATCACCGAATCCTTTGACTTCAAAACCGGCAGCCTTGGCGAAAAAATCGCGCTGCTGTGGGAAGGAGTCATTACAGACCCCCTGAGCGAGTGGTGGGAGAACGGCGGGCAGGCCAAAACAGCGAGAACCGCCGGGAAAATCGGTAGCTGGATGGGCAAAACCCTGACCACTAGCTTGCTTGCCGTCTTTGGCATGACTGACGTGCTTTCGGAGAGCGGGATTGATGAGCAGGGTATGAGCGTGGCGCAGAGCTTTGCGAAGGGCTTTGTTGATGCTTTCGATGTGTCCGCCATCACCGACAAACTCGCCGATGCCATCTCCAACGTCTGGGGCGCTCTCCCAATGTGGGCAAAGCTCATCTTGGGCGGCGTGGGCATCTCGAAGGCCAACAACGCGCTCAAGACAGTGAAAGAAATCTGGGGATCGACCGGCGGTGTCTCCCCTGACGGCACCATCATTGCTGCATCCGGCCTCAGAGGTCTCTGGGGACAGACCGGCACCTCGATGGTTAAGGGTTATGGCTTGGGGGGCGGCCTTGCTAGGGTTGGCTACACCTTGGCGGGCCCTGTTTCTGCAATGGGTGGCCGCACCGCCGCCCTTCTCGGGGCCGGTTCGATTGCTGGCGGCGCGTCTATGCTCTATGGCGGCTACAGAGCCATCAAGAGCGGGTTTAACGCCTATGACGCCTATAAGCGTGGTGACACGATCGAAGGAGAGGCCAATCTTGTGCATGGCGGAGCCATCGCCTCTAGCATGGCTTTGGGCGCTGCTATGGGCAGCGTTGTCGGCCCTGCCGGAACCCTGATCGGCGGAGGCATCGGCGCTATCGCCGGTATCTTTGCCGGAAACCGCCTTGCTACCAACATCCGATCCGCGAAGTACGAAACCGAGGGGCTTGCCGAAGCAATGAGTGAAGCATCCAGCGAGGAAGAGAAGCTGTCCATGCTGACTGAGGCTACATACAACAGCATGAAGCGGCGCTTTGGCAGCGTGAAGCTGTCTCTGTCTGAGATTCAGACCGCAGCGAGAGACATCGTTTGGGGCGACGACTACAGCCATTTCGAGACATTCACCAATGCGACAAAGACGGCGGCGTCCAGCATGGAGAACATGAAGAACGCTGCTGCCGACATGGAGCGGTGGATGTGGAAGGCAAAGCTCAACGAGAAAATCGGTGTCGCATTTAACGCGGATGACAAGGAATCCATGCTCACGACTTTCGATGATTATGTCAACAACGCCAAAGCTCTCGCTGAAAACAAGCACTATGAATTCACGGCGGCGGTTGGCATGTTGGTGGATATCGAGTCGGAGAGTGGAAAGGGCATCATCGACAGTGCAAACGCCTTTTTCCAGAAGCACCAGAGCGACCTTGATGCAGCCGGGGCGAAACTGAGCGACTACATGAAGATCGCTCTTGATGACGGCATTATCGCGCTTGACGAACAGGCCGAAATCTCCAACCTGCAACGGCAGATTGCCAACATCACCTCGAAGGTGGCGGACGCAGAGCAAAAGGCAGAACTGAACCTTATCAAGCTCAAGTTCAACGGCAACCTCGACCTCGATTCGTTCAACAGCTTCATGGAGCAGATGCAAACGACCATCGACGAAAGGGTGCAGGCGGGCGACAAGGCATTCGTGGCAAGCGTCGCCGCTCTTGAGCTTCAACTTCAGGGTGGAGCCATCTCAAAACCGGCCTATGAGCAGCAGCTGCAAGCCCTGATGGACGGATACGCGGCCACAATCGACAGCGTGAAAGCTGAGATTAAGACTGTGGAGCTGGACATCATCGGCGACACCTACAGCGGCATCTTAGGCGAAAACGCGGCTGAAAAGCTGCAAAGCGCCCTTGACGATTCTTTGGCCGCAGGGTTAAGCCCGAAAGACTGGACATCGGACGAAGCTAGACGGTTCCTTGGTGTGGACGATCTTTCAGAGGAAGCCGCCGGGGAACTTGCCATCATGCTTGGCAACGTGGCCGATCAGCTTGAACTGCTCAACGTGGACGCGAAGATCAAGACCAACGTAACCGCAGATTTGGCCGTCACACCTGTCGAGGTGGACTATCTGGCTGATAAGTTCGGCATCCCGCCCGAGACCGCAGAGACCATCCTGTTGACGCTTCACGGAGAGAAGAACGTGCAGCCGGTAGACA